AGTTCATCAATGAAGGATAAGATTGAGTTGTTCTTTTTCCTACATATCCATCTACAAGGCCAATAAGAAGACTTGCGAATGCATTGTTATAAATTATTTGTTTACATTTACCATATTTTTCAAATATAACATCTATAATTTTATTAACATCTGTGACTTTATTAGCAGAAAATCCCAATTCATGCAAATCTTTTAGAAAGTCTTCGCAATCTTCTATAGAATAAAAATTAAATTGAACTTGAGGACGTTTATCATATAAACCAGTGCTACCATTTGTGATTAAATAACCAACCATTCTAGCTAATATAGGTAACGATGTACTTTTAATTGGATATAGACCAATATTTGTCAAATAATTAATATGTTTTTCTTTCACCGATGATTCAGGTAAAATAATATATAAATCTTCATCACCACCACTATATACAACTTGTTGAGGGATTACACATATATTTTCAGCGTCTATCGCGTGTTTCCATCCATCAGTTGTTAGAACAGGATGATCTACTGTACAAGTTATTTTTCTACCAGATTCTGTTTCTACAGTTATTATTTCTTTATCTGTTTCTCTAACATATTGATTTATTACCTTTGTAGTACTTTGAACACAAGTGTTCGGATCTACCGATACAACAGAATCACCAATTTGTATGTCTTTTATAGCTTTTTTCGTATTGTCAGCCATTACAACTAATGTTTCTGTATCCAAGCACTGATAACAATTTCTCGGCGAATTATGTACACAAAATGTATCACCGCATAAAAAGCTTTGATTTGTTGATTCAGTTGTAATATCTGATATTATTGTTTCTAAACTTTCTATTTTACTTTCAAGTGGTATGAAAAGAGTAGTACTCTTCCATTTCACAAGATTTATCCATTCGTCTAATCCAATTTTATCATATTGTGATTTATTCTCTAAATGTTTAAGATATTCTACATAAAAACCACTATTAATATTTTTACGTAAGTCGTACCTATAACCAACTATATCGAAATACTCAATCAAATTAATATGCGACGAATCACAAATCTGATAAGACACAAATTCGTCTTCATATTTAGCATCACTTGTCTTAATTTTAAAATATCGTAAAAGTTGGACTATATCATTCATAAACTGCATTACACTATCTACTGTATCATCCTCCTCTCCCGTTATATGTCTTGTAGGACGCATATCAATATCTAGTGTATTGCTTGAATCACATGTGATGTATATTTTTGATTCAGAACCACCTTGAAATCCAGCCAAGAATTCTCTTTTAACCAAATCTGACCCATTTTTAATCCAATATGGTAAAGATTTGTATTTTTCAAAACTAATGTTAATTTCAAGAGCAATAAATAATGCAGGAAATGCTCCCGAATATTTTATTGTAGATGAATATCCATTTACTTTTTTTTTTGTATACTTAAAGCCTAACCTTTCAACATCTTCGTTAAATAAAATATCATTATTTTTATCATTAAAGTCAACAGTTAGTCTTACTCCATCTTTACGTGAAAAGATACAACAATATGTAGATATAAATCCAAAAAGACGACTTATAATATATAAATTCGTATCAGTACTTTTTATCGGGAAGGATATTTCCGACGCATATTTTGTTACAAAACTCTCTTTTATTTGAGCATTCAAACATCTTTCAATAAATTGTTCCTTCGTAAGAATTACATAATCATCAACTAAATTAGATACTGGTTTAGGTTCTGTTGATACACCTACCAAAGTTTTTCCGACTTCAATTTCTTCTACTCGTTTCCATCCATCAATAGTCATAAAACGATGATCAAAAGTTGCTGTTATTTTTCGACCACTTAATGTTGTGATTTCAAATAATTGTTTATCTGTTTTGTTTGTATATGTATGTGAAACTTTTGTAATACTTTGTTGCTGTGTTTCAGGGTGAAACGTGATTACTTCATCTCCAACTTGTACTTCACATATTTTCTTAACAGTTCCATTAGCCATATACACTGGTTCATCTTTAAAAATGCATTGCGAGTGATCTGGAAAAGGAATAATAGATGCCATTACACCGAGCATCATTGCTGGAGAAATTTCGCAATAATCGCTAGTGTATTTAACAAGCTCTTTCTCATCAAAAGCAATTACCGAATTATTTGCTTCCATGTTGTCAATATATTCAATATATCCTTTTTCAACTAATTTATTCCAGTCTGTACCATCATTTTCTGTTACTAAAATTTTTTCATTCTCAACTTTAAACACAGGTCTCAATAATCTACCTTCGTCAGCACAAATATGTAATTCATTATCAACTTTTTCATAAGATATAGATACGTCCCACGGAAGCATCTTTACTTTACGAAGTTCCTTGAGTTCATCAAGTAAATCTTTTGGATTTTCTGAAGACCCCAAGAGAATACCATTCAGAAAAACTTTGGTTTGATAGTTTGTATACTCACTTTTGTGAGACATATTTTCACATAATTCTACTACTTCTTTAACGAGAACAGTTGGTGTTCTATCGGAAATTCGAGTAAGCAAAGATAAATTTAATACAATACCGACAGGTGCTCCTTCTGGTGTTTCAACCGGGCATATGTACATAATTTGAGAAGGATTAATTTGTCTGATAGCAGCATTCTTAGATTCTTTTCCAACTGGGATAGATACACGCCTAAGATTAGAAAGAGTTGCGCCATAAGATAATCTAGATAGAATCTGCGCGACACCAGCCCTAACATAACTATTTTTTGGAACTCCCCAGTTTCCAGTCCCAAAACAATGATTAAAACCTTTTGTAATGTCTGTCAAACGTGGAATAATGCTCATTACATCAGGAAGCTGTTTTTTCTTTTCAATAGTTGCAACAATAGTAGAGATGTACTTTTTGAATAATTGACGAAAAAGTTCGTGACATAAAACACCTGGAGATTCTACTCTCTTGTTTACATAATTATCTCTGTCGTCAGGCTTTCTCAAACCCAGCCTGGTAGATAACAATTTATTAACAATATGACCAAGTAAATAAGCTTTATCTCTGTTAGATGATGTTACTCCCATATGAGGGAAAATTTCACAGTCAACTACTTGTTCTGCGTGATCTCTACGTTCAGCTTCTTTTACAGGATGATTAGTATGTTGTCCAATAAATTTAAGTGCATTGTTTCTAGTTGCTTTTGTGACCCATTCAATCTTGTTTTCCGAATTCCACATTTCTTTCAGTTTGTGGAGAATTTTTCTCTTTCCGTCAGCAGTTTCTTCATTAGCATTTAGCATGGTAGCAACTCGACCTTGATTTTCGGAAGCAAATAAATCAAAAACGTCACCTTGTTCTTCTACAAAAAAAGAATCGTTACATATTAATCTAATATATTTTTCGGCGCCTTTTTGCATTCCGATGAGTTCAGAAAACTGGTCTGAACGATATCCCATAGCCTTAAAAACAACACCCATTGGAATTGGATCTTTAATGTATGGCAATGAGAAACACAAAGTTCTGTCATCTGAACCGATCATAGCCGAAACAAGAACAGAATGTCCTGTTTCTTCTGACATGCTACGTATCTCGCAACAATAACTATATTTATCACCAGCCCTTTGCTCTAAAACTAGAGGTATGTTATAGACTCCACGTAGTTGTGAGATAAGAACGCGTTCTTTTCCCTTGACAATAAAATATCCTCCTTGATCGTGTTCACACTCTCCTGCTGAAACTCTATCCTCCGGAGTCATATTCGTAAGATAACATCTACCGCTCATTAGCATAATTGGTATACGGCCAAGAACTACTCTGAGATGTTCAGTTACTTCAGAAGGTTTTCCTTCAACTTCCAATGTTTCTGTCACAGTTGCATATATTGGGGAATCATATGTTAAGTCTCGTTGACGAGCTTCCGATGGAAAGAAGCTTCGAAGAACTCTTGTATCCTCTGTTACTGTAGGTTTTGGAACATATACATTGCTAAAAGATACTTTATATTGGTTATATGCACCTGTACATTTATCTCCCTTTGTACTTATACAAATTTCAGGTTCTTCTGTTATTATTCTGTGAATTCCAACATTTATAAATTGATCGTAAGATTCTGTTTGGTGGTGTACGAATCCTTTCTTTTTAAAGTGGTCGCCGAGAATATTCCAAGTGTGATCTTCAGACATCATTTTGAAAAAATAGATAAAAGTTTCGGTAAAAATTCGTTTTTGAATTTTTACCGAAACTTTTCTTTTATATAGAAAATAATAATGGAGAAATTACCAGTAATTTTTACAGATGGATCTTGTTTAAAAAATCCAGGTGGCCCTGGAGGATGGGCTTTCACAGTATTGGAAAATGAAAAACAATGGACCATGTCTGGTTGTGAACCAAACACAACTAATAACCGTATGGAGCTACGTGCAATTATAGAAGCTCTTGAGTTTGTACAAGAGGATGAGTTAATAATACATACGGATAGCGAACTAACAATGAAATGTGCGACAGGTGTTTACAAAAGAAAAGCAAATATCGACTTGTGGATAGAATATGAACGTGTTTTGAACGGTAGAAAAATTAACTGGTTTTGGATAAAAGCGCATAATGGAAATTCACTTAACGAGTATGTTGATCACCTAGCTCGCAAAGAAGCAGAATCTTTGAAAAAATAAAAATCTTGTTGAATTAATAAAATGTCTTCTCAGCAATACGAAAACAATTCGGCCGGAGTAACACCTGGACCGTGTTCTTACGCATCTCTTTCTCACTACGGAGCTCGAGGTCTTCAGCTTCCTGTTTCTTCTCTTCCCCAAGGACAAGTCCCTGGAACATATGTTGTTCCTGTGTATAGCGCTTCGGGATACAACACCCTTTTATATGGCAACGGATGTTGTTCTGGATATCCTGACATTAGTTCTGCTTACAGATCTGATGGTAACTGCAATCCATCGTACCAAAGGATGAACTGCAATGGAAATTAATATAATTTAAAGAATTTTATATCAGAATTGACTGATATAAAAACCAATTTTTGCTTACCAGCAAACACCAGCCATTTTTCGTCCTGCTCGGACCCAGAGAATAATACATATAACAGACGACAAACAAAATCCTGCTGAAAAACCAAGCGCTGTCATGTTATTTTCCTTACCATGACTATATCCAACATAAGTAGATAACGAAATAATGATTAAATAGAAGACTATAATTGATACCAGAATGGGTATATTCATAACAAGTTCTTTCTTTTTCTTATCAGTTTCTTTTTTTGAAACTGCTTTAGCCATTTTATGGTATATCAAGATTATAAAAACAAAACCAAAAATTATATCTATTAATAAAAATTAAAGCCAAAATTTTGATCATTCTTCTTTCCGCTCACTATACTCCAGTTGAGAAACAATCCGATTGTTATAATAAATCCTAGTATTATTAAAAGGACCCATAAAGGAAATATATCCATTTTGTTTCCTATCTTTTCATCCATTTTATAAATAGATCAAGAATAGAATATTTTACATTTACACCGCTACTAGATTCATACAAAATTATATGAATCCAGCCCCGTAAAGGATCTTCTAAACCATATGTAGCTCCATGGTAAGAAGTAAATCGAGGCTAAAAAAATACCAAAAGGTAATTTTCTAGCGAAATGGTATTTTTTAGGGTTTGCGAAAAGATTTG